AAAGCATTATAACGTATATACAAAAGAATATAACGTATATATATATCATAGCGTTAATACATTGTTTAACGTATATATAAGCATTACGATATTACATAGCATAACGTTATATGTTTATGGCGTATATGGTAAACGATTAAAGGATATAGGTACGTTATACTGTCTAAGGATTATCTATAAACTCGTAAAACAAAAAGCACTTTAGCGTAAGAGAAATATAACGTCATAACAATAAAACGTAATGAAAAAGAAACAAAAACGCACATATGGGTTGACAAAAGGAATAAAAGTCGTGTAGAATGTAAATAAAGGGGGGATAAGCGTGTATAAAGACCGTAAGTTTGTTGAGCAATTAGTAAACACGATTGAAAGCAAGAAAAGCGAATCCTTCAAAAAAGCAAAAGCCTATTTATCAGATAATAATTTTTTCGAGAAAAATGTAGAAGAAAAAAAAGATTATTTATTGAGTGAAGATGGGCTTATTTTAATGGAAGGATTATCAACGGAAAAGTTGACAATATTAGCAATAGCAGAATGTTTTGCTGTTAGCCAAAGTGAATTTCATAAGTTAATGAGAGAGAACCCTGAAATCTATGACTCTATTGATCGTGGTAGAGCTGCTGAACTTGATGGTGCTGAAAAGGCATTATGGCAGTTAGCAACAGGATATTACAAAGAAGAAAAAAGAACCATAAATTATAAGAATGAAAGAAATAGTACGGCTTCACAAGAGCAAATCATGCAAAAGTGGTTTCCTCCTAATCCATATGCAAACACATATTATTTGAATAATAAGAAGAAAATGGAATATAAGGATAAACAAATAGAGTTAGAGGCAACAAGGAACACAATCTTTATCAAAATGCAGATAATCGGTGATGATGAAGTAGATTTGAGTTGACATGGACGATTATGTAAGTTTATTTAGAGTTAAGAAATTCAATCCTATGTGGCAAACTAATGCAGAGCTTAAAGAGTTATATGGTAGAGAAATAAACAGTTTCCTTAATCTAAGTGGTCGTATTGGTGGCAAAACAATTAACACAATTCAGTTGGTTGGCTTAACATCACTTGATAGGCCTGAAAATGATATTGTTATTTTAAGAGCAAATAGTTCACAATTAAAGCAAAGTATTTTCCTTGAATTAAAAAAGTTCTTTTTCCAAGTTTTAGACATTGAAAAATTTGCGAGAATTAAATTCAAAAGCAGTCCACCTTTAATGATTACATTACCTGCTGGAAACCAAATAATCTTTGGTGGAGTTGGTATGGGTAGTAAATCAGGTGCAAACCAATCACGTGGTAAAACAAGTGAAAGGAAGTTATCGCTAATAGTAGTGGAAGAAACACAAGAAATATTTAGTGGTAGTTCTGATGGCGAAGAATTGTTGAAACAAGCAATGGCTACATATATTCGTGAATTAGATGTTGTTAATGGCAAAATGGTATATTTAGGAAATAGAGATAGAAACTTAAACGGTAAATTTAACGTTTGGTCAAGAGAAAAAGCAAAAGATACAACGTTTTTAACAATAGAAACTAATTGGCATGATATAGAAACTTTGCTAACAAGACCTACAATCTCAATGATTCAGCAAGAAAGAGAACTTAATCCTAATAATTATAAGTATATGTTCTTAGGTATTCCTGTTGGGGGTAATGAGTTAGTTTATGGGGCGTTTACTTATAACGTTCATGTTATGCCTAAAAAAGATAAAACAGAAAATACGTTTACAGACATAAACACAGGAAAAGAGTATATATTTAGTCCTGAATGGCTTTTAAAGAATGTTGAACGTCTATATATAGGTGTTGATGGCTCTACTGTACGTGATATGACCGAGTTTATTCCTATATTTCACATGAGAGATGGTAAACTTATCGTCAAATGTGGAGATATATTACAACATGATCCTAAAAGTAATGGACAAATTCGTAATAATATAATGATAGATACGCATGTACGTGCGTGGTTATTCGGTTTAATAAAGAAATATAGACTTGATTATACAGAAAAGATATTCATTGCAGATGGACATAACACAGACCTAATTGACCATTTAAGGTATCAGTTTGGTGGTTATTGCGTTATTATTCCGTTTACAAAGAAAGATTTAGTTGCTACGAGTGATAGAGTAAACAACTCTTTAGTAGACAAAAAACTATTATTCACAGATGAATCATTTGTTGAATTGATAAGTAAGTCAGTTATTGAGCCCGTTGTTATATATAACGAGTTAGAAACAGTATGTTGGCGTGAAGATGACCCTACTAAATTTAATGACGCTGTGCCTAATGATAGAACAGACGCAATTCGTTATCCAGTAGCGTATCACGCTAATCCACACCAATTACACGATTATCAAAAAGGAAGTGAGTAAATATGTCAGTAGTCAGCCAAACATCACAAACCATGCAACAAATTGGTAAAATTTCATCATTGAACCCTGAATTAACTTACTCCTATATAATTAGAGATACTTTCTATATGCTCGTTCCAACAGAGTTTAGACAATATTATCTATACAACGTTAGGACAATGTTAAATTGGTATCATGGTTATGTTCCAGAGTTTCATGATCCAAGAAATGGTATATTTTCTACAAGAATAGGTAATTCCGTTATTAAAGAGTTATCTAAACTAATCGTAGGGGGGCAAGTATTCTTTGAAAACAAAAATTCAGAGAAAAGTCCTACAAATTTAGTTAATCCAACTATTAAAAAGTTCCAAGATTATGCAGATAAATATAATTTCCAAGATTTCGTAAAGAAATTAAGTGAATTTACGTTAGCTGGAGGAACAAGTGCTATTATTTTAGCAATAAATTGGCAACGGGATTTAGTTCCTAAAGTTCAAAGGATAGACCAATTCTTCCATGCAGTTGATTTTAGTGGAAATGTTATATCTTATACAGGGTTTATCAAGTCTTATACAGCCGATATTGAAGTTGGACAAGGCAGAGGAATGGAACAAAAGAACTTTTATCTATTAGAAAACAGATATTATAATAAAAATGGCGTTCCATGCTATAAAATCAATATAAAAAGTGGTGTAACATCAGTATTATCAGCTCAACAGTTTAATCCAGTACCAACTGATGATATTAAATGGGAACAATTACCTAAAGTTATTAGAAATTCGCTTAAACATGATTATGGAAACTCATTTATGATAGGAATTGAACAAGAAATATCAGAGGGTATTCCTCAACTTGGCGTATTGATAACGAAATTAAACGCAGTTAATACAATTCCAGAGGTTGATTTAGGCGAAAGCGCATTAGCAAATACAATTTCATATCTAATTGGCTATGAACAAGCGTACTCTGAAATGATTACAGACTTGTATTTAGCAAGAGGGAAAGTGTTAGTTCCACAAGAAATGCGTAATCCTACCGATACAAATAATGTATTTTATAGCGATTTTGACGGTATGTTATTTACCAAAATGCCTTATAGAAACGAAACAGACCAAAAGCCATTATCTATTCAGTTTGAGTTAAGAGCAAAAGAATGGATTGAAACTCGTAATAACTTTGCAGAGAGCATAGCGAGTGCAATAGGGCTATCTGGTAGCGATATATTCTCTTACTTGAAAGACAGTACAGGTAGTTCAAAGACAGCAACTCAAATTGCGAGTGAAGCCCAAAAAACTATCTCTTATATTGAAGAAAAGAGAGTAATGTTTAGACAAGTATTAGACCGTTTCATGCGTATTTGGAAAGATTTTTATAAAGAACCTGATGACATAAAAGTCGTATTTAGTTCTCAAAACCATGTAAATATGCTTGTAACAACAGAGCAAACAAGAGTAATGAATGAGGTTGGTTTCCCATATTTTGATGTATTTAAGAAGATGTTCCCTGATTTAGATGACGCACAAATTCAAGAAATAGTTGAACGCAAGTATGCTGATTTACAACGAGAGGGAGAAATCAAAGAGAAATATAGCATTAAAGCACCAAAAGATGTTGCAAAACCTAAAGAGGTTAACAATGGTGCAGTAGTAGCACAGAAATAGGTTATAAGCCGAGAGGCATTATATAGAAACAAAGTTTAAAACAACGTTAATTTTAGTAGCCGTTTACCATGCGAAAACTCAAAGAGCTATTAGCAGGAATAATATTCCGTTACTAACACCAAGCGTTGCCTTTAAAAAGGAGGTTATCACGTGTTAAAAATTTTTAAACGAAAGAGAGGGCTTACTATGCTAAACGCAGAAGAAGTTAAAGCATTACCGAAAGAGGAGAAACAAGCGTTTTTTGATTTATTAAAGACTGATTTGGAAACTAAGGAAGAACCTGTAGAAAAGGAAGAAGTCGTAGTTAAAGAAGAAGTTGTAGTTGAAGAAAACGTTGAAACAAAAGATGATGAAAAACCAGAGGAAAATAAACTAAAGGGTGGAAAGGCCGATAATTTGTCTTTAGATGACATTGCTAAAAAGCATAATGTATCAGTAGATACGCTTAAAACAGAGTTGGACAAAGCCATTGAAACCGAGTTGGAACACACCGATGACCGAGAAGTAGCAAAAGAGATTGCTATGGATCATTTGTCAGAGGCTTCGGATTATTACCAAAAGTTAGCAGTTG